TTGGATATAATTAGATATCGTTTTGCAATTGTACCAAAATAAGAGTATGCTTTAGCTCCTTTAGTTTGATCATATAAGTGCATTTTAGAGAGGAGGAAGGTAATTACCTCATGCTGAAGATCTTCAATATTCTCTACTTCTGTATAATAGAACTTAAAAGTATGAATAATATTCTCAGTAAGTTTAAAGAAGGCATAGTGAATGTATCTGTGATATATTTTTTCCTTTTCTAAAGGATTAGTTGATTTATTATATCTTACAATAGCATCCTCTGTTTCCTGAGTGAAGTATTGTACACCTTTTTTCTTTTTAGGGGCTACTTCTTCACTCATAATTTAATGTTGTAGGGTCTTAACATATCATTTAACATTTTAAGTCGATCAAAGAAAAACCCTACTTCATCATCACTTTTAAAAGTACCTCTAGAGTCTATTTCTTCAATTCTTTTATTGATAAATTCTACAGTACTACCTAAACCATTAATATATTCTTGGTAGGAGATAATAGCATCTTCAGCTTTTTCATTTTTCTTAAGAAGGTTAAAGGTCGTGTATCCTAAGACCACGACCAAAACCGAAAGTATAATAATTGCAATTATCATATACTATCTAAGAGATTTTTTAGTCCTTCACTTCTAACTCCACTAAGTGCTTTTTGTTTAGTGGCAGAAGGAGTGTTAGTTGTTTTTTTAACTGGGGTTGCTTTAGCAGTTCCATTTTTAAATCTAGGTAACCACTCACGTTCAAATTCAATACGAGCAGCCATCATATCAGCAAAATGGAGAATATAAGGAAGTGAAGTACGTGGTTTAACTTCAGGAGTGAATCCCATAAAGTACTTCTTATTTGCTTCATCATATAAACCATCATGAGTCTGAATACCTACCATTTCATTGAAGGTGTATTGAATGCCATGAGATTGAAGAAGATAGAGACCACGGTCAGGAACTGAAGCAAATGCAATTTTATCATTATGCATATAATCTTCACCTAGCTTATTTCGTCTCCACTCATCAGTTTGGGGAATATAAGCTTCATTTTCTTCATCACCCATCTTACCTAGGTCATGGTTGATCGCAGCAAAAACAAGCTCTTCAATAGTATATGTGTCTGTATCTACCCCTTCATCAGCCCATAGTTGATGTTGTTTAAGAGCACAATTAACAACACGGTTAACATGTTCTACATAACCACCTGGAAAAGCATTATGGTATTCTTTTTTATGAGCAGCAGGCATGAGCATAATGCGGTCCTGGTACTTATTATAGAAGTCTAGGAGAGCTTCTTTACGAGGTGATGAAATATAAGTCTCAATGTTATTGATAAAAATATTCCAATTCTCTTGGATTTGTTCTGCTGTGAGATTCATAACTTTTTATTTAGATTAACCTACTCGTTGAATCATAGTTTTAAGATCAGCGATAATTTCTTCTGATTCGTTCAACATTTGTTTGTATTGATCCGCAGTTACACCTGGACGGGTAAGCATCACGTACATTGTTTTAAGTTTGCCTTCAAGCTTCTCAAGCTTTTGCATGGCGATTTCTGGATTTCTCATTGTGAAATGTTTTTATTGGGTTATAAGATAATATAGATGTATATAAGAATCAAGTTTACTTGATGAGTCTCTCAACCATATCTTGGATTTGTTTGAGGTGGGCACATTTCTCGTACTCTTCTTTACCCTCAAAGAATTTAATAGTTAAAGCTAAAGCATAAACTAAATTATCATCTGCGAATGTTAATATCGCGTCTACATCTACCCTACGTTTTAGATCAAGCTTAGAGGCATAAAACCAAGCCCTAGAATAAGTTACCATCTCAGCCATATCATCTAGGCCTGCCATTTCCTTAACTAAATCAGCTGGTAAGTTATGTTTGAGTTGATGGTAGAAGGATTGGTTGTTTAAGACAATTTTCTTAAGCATGCCTATCCAAAACATAGGTGTTTCCTGGATTAATATGATATCATCAGCAGCTTTGGCTTTCTTCTCTAGGGGAGTGTCAAAATCTGCTGAACCAAATAAGTCAAATATCTTATCAATGTCCATCTGCATATACATATATAGGATAAAATTGCTCTTCCTGCTGGACTTGAACCAGCGACCCTCTGATTAACAGTCAGATGCTCTAACCAACTGAGCTAAGGAAGACTAAATGGTAGAGCTTCATCCTACATCGGACTCTAACCTACTCTACCTGGTAGGGAACTTTTACCCGAATAATCGGCAACCTACAGGACCATTCGTGAGATTAGCTTCCTCCAATGGTTGTTACCGTCCTAGTGCTAAATCAGGTAACTGCTGAGCCTCCAGTCGGATTCGAACCAACGACCTACTGATTACAAATCAGTGGCTCTACCAGCTGAGCTATGGAGGCATGAGTTGAGGGGAGCAGATGGTCCGGGCTTCCACCGGCATAGCTTTAGACTCCATCGAGTGCAGCCCCCCTCGGGTTGGCTAGACTCAGTATTATTCAGCTGATGCCTCTGCTGCCTCTACTTCCATCACATCTTCTTCAGTGATGATAGTATCTTCTACTACTACAGTAGTGTCAACAGTAGTTTCAACAGCTGCTTCTTCAGAAGTTGAGGTGCAAGAAACAGCTACAGCTGCGATTGCAAGTGCAAAAAAAACGTTTTTCATGTTTTCCTTTTTTGTTTTTAATTGTTATTTATATAAATATAATACTAGGACCAATCCGTTATGAGCGGAGTGCTCTAACCAACTGAGCTATAAGCGCATTTGTTGGAAGGGACGGATTCGAACCGCCGTACCCGTAAAGGAGCAGAGTTACAGTCTGCCGGTTTTAACCACTCACCCACCTTCCAAGCTGGTTGTTATAGGACAACCATAACCTGCCACTGTAGCTCCACTTTGTTTTTCCCTAGGAACAAAGAAACCTTGAACACTTGACTGCGTAGTGATCCGAGAAGGATTCGAACCTTCGACCGTCGCATTAGAAGTGCGATGCTCTATCCAGCTGAGCTACCGGACCATATTGTTAAAGAGCTACCCTTATGTCCTATGTTACCCGTCAGTAAGTGGACAGTTGCGGCCATACCTGCGTCCAGGAGTTTACTTTTATCTCTCTCATAATGTACCGAGGGCGGGACTCGAACCCGCACACACTAGGCACTGGTTCCTAAGACCAGCATGTCTACCATTCCACCACCTCGGCAATTTTATCCTATATGTCAAAGAACCTTGTTGTACTTTTAGTACATGGGTTTCCGTTGTACCGCCTACCGGAATCGAACCGGTACGAGCATCACTGCCCGAGGGATTTTAAGTCCCTTGTGTCTACCTATTTCACCAAGGCGGCATTTTCTTATTGATCTAAATATAGTATATACTATTGTATAGGCCAAACTCTATCGAGTAATCTTTATCTTAGCTCCTGGAAGTTCTTCATTGATAGATGAACGTGAACTATGAACCCACAAAATAGGTTTCATTGGCTTTGTTTCAGGAACATTACATTCACCATCAGTAAAGTAAATTAGGTTTTGAAACTTATGTTGATGTTCTTTTAAGTAAACCATTACTGGTTCAAAATCAGTACCACCACGTCCTGCTACCTTAATTTCCTCTAATACACCTTTATATTCATATTCTCGTTGTATCTGAGCATCACATTCTACCACTGTAATTTCAGTTCCTGTCTTGTACATGTGGTATATCTCGTTAAAAAACTCGATTAGCTCGTTATTATTTACACTACCCGATGTGTCTATGGCAACGAGTGTACGTTTCTTAGGCTTTACTTTAAGGGCGGGATTAGACGGGTAACGTCGAGATGGTTTACGACGAGTCTTTTTAGTAAGAATCTTTTGAGACATACCATTAAAACGTCGTAGGTAAGCTTTCCAATCCAATACTGGTTCTTCCATCTCAAACAAACCCAAAACATAATCCTTCAACTCACCTGGTATAGTACCATGATTTTTATTGACTTGATCAGCAATTTCTTTGAGTTGGTGATCAATTTGTTTAGCAATAAGTTTCTTTTCAGCATCAGACAAACCATCAAATGCTTCCCATAACTCATGCATCGGATCCATACTCTCCATAAACTTGGCTATATCACCTTCAGGATTGTTTTTAATTTCCTCCTGGAGCATTGAGTAGTAGTATTTGGTACCTTGTTTAGGCTCAAGATTAAGTTTAGCAAATGGTTCCTTATGAATCTCTAAACCATCCCATTTTTCTCCTTTATGCTTATCTTCAATGTACTGGTTAATTTCCAAATCCGCAGCTACATTATGTAGCTTACGGTCTGGGAAATTATCCATATTAAGTAGGTGGAAGAAAGCGATATGGAGCAACTCATGTTTAAGAACACCTGTTTTAGTATTCTCATCCAATGTAGCCCAAAACTCAGGATTGACCATCAATTTGGTATTGATGTTATCTCGAGTAACACATGCAGTGTCAATCCGCTCACTAAGCTCTTTATTCATTCCTATGAGCATCAACCCATAGAACGGTTCGTCAAACATCAACTTCTTTGAGTGTTTAACTACCTCTTCATACACATTCATAACTTATTTCTTTTACCTAAATATAAGTAAGATACTCTATTGAGCCAAACTAATGTCTGTAATCTTAATACCAGTACGCTTGAGTTGGTATTGAAGATATTGCTGGATATAGTTTTTAAGGACAGGATATGCTTTTTCATCTTTACTGTAAAGCTTAAACATA